TCTGCCCAGATCATGTCCTCTAGTTTTACATCCTCCTTGTTTGCGATCTTCTTACAGATAAACTCCAGTCGTAGTCTGTATTGAGTAGATAGCATATTAGTCCCGCAATTTTAGTTCTAGATCTTCAAGGCGATGATACTCAGCATGTGCTCGCTCTTGGCGATCACACACAATATCGAGAATATCATCCATAATGATATCGTTATCTACGTAGTCGTCAAGGTAGGTATCGATAGCTTCTTTTAGATATCTGTACCTATGCCATTCCTTTGAATAGGGTTTGTAGTTCATGATAAAAGATCATTCAATTTATTTAGAGGCATAAAAAAAGGGCACCCGAAGGTGCCCTCTAAGGTTATGTGGATCAGAAGTTATACTTCAGACCTAGCTTAGCACCGTATCCACGGTCGATATCGTCATCACCAGATCCGACGAAGGAGACTTCACCATATGCTCCGAGAGCCTCAGTAACAGCAACGCCAAGACCTGCCTTACCAGAAGGAACGGTGTCGCTGTCGCCACCGTCAGGAGAGACCAGGGTAGCACCGCCCTGAACGTAGTAAGAAGCAGATTCGCCCAGAGCGCCCTCGTAGCCTACGTGGAAATCTGTAGCGGCACCAGTGTAGTCCGCGCCCGTCCAACCTGCGTTGGTTTCTACGTTAACGTAGGGTCCTGCAAGGGCAGCACCAGGAGCAGCGAAAGCAGCAGCTGCAGCGGCAGCAGCGAAAGCAGTTTTGATCATTTTTGTTTTACCTTTGTTAGTTTACTTGCGGAGTGGTTACCCGCAGATGGAGGATCAGGTTTTCCTGATCGCTTGATTAGTATAGCACATGAAGCAGATGCGCGTCAACTGGTTTGGTGCGACTAATTGAGGCACCTCTCCATTTGCTACAGATACAATTTATCAGACCTAACCACCAAAAACAAGGGGGCTTGTGCCAGTTTGCGATACGGATTTCCGATCAATCTGATAAAGTAAAATTATCAGTTCAGATAAATCAATGCACCAGTAATTCTAACGTTGGCACCCTGAACCGAAACATCTCCAGTGCCCGTAATTGCAACAGCAGCACCTGCGGTGATATTAGCAGCACCACCTGCGGTGATATTAGTAGCGGTACTAGAAGTGATATTAGCAGCACCAGCAGCAACATCAACACTTGCATTTCCAAGAACTGATTTCACAGAATAAGTATTTGATCTATCTTTTACTAGTGGTGGAACTGCTGGACCACCAGCAACAATATGCTGTTCCACACCACCTACCCACAATTTGTAGTCTCCAAGAATCTTGTGATTGACATGACCAGGAGAAATAGCATTGATAGATGATCTTGGATCAAAGTTTACCTTTGTATCTTCAGCAGCACCAAAGATCATTTTCTGTCCTAAGATAACTTCCTTAGAATTATTAGTAACCTGCTCAATACTTCCAGCATTCATAGTAATTGTGCCACCACCAGCACTACCTGCCTGAATGAATACCTGGGATTTGCCAACCAAGAACAATTCTTCTGCTGCAGTGATAACAATTTTCTGTGCTTTGATATGACGTTCGCTACCTACAGCCTCCTCTACAACATCACCATAAGCAATAACATTCAATGCTTGATCTTCTTCATCTTCGCCAGAAGAATACTCTATGTTTGATCTTTGTTCATGTTTTTGCTGCTGACCATGACTATGAATGCATAGTTTGCCGCTACCAGCACCTTTTTCGACATTCTTTTCGCCAGTGACAATCATAATTGATCCACCAGACTGAAGTGCTATAAATCCAGCATTAGTAGCAGGACCATCAATTCTAAGTGTTCCTGTCAAACCATCAGGATACATTCTCTCATAGATCTCTGAGCGAGTCAGAGCACCTTTGAAAGCGGTATTGAATCTAGGACCACGATCAAGTTGCTGAACTTCATCTGGTGTTGTTTGTTTGAAGATACCAGTAGGGTATCCATTAGCAGGTACAGCGTGTGACATTATGGGCAATCAACGTAACGTCCAGTTCCAATCTTAGTAGCACCAACAGTAGTCAGTGCTTCAGTATCTAGACATGCTAGAGATGGCAACATTCTAGCACCATAACCACCACCACCGACAACTCTAATGTCGGGGAATTCACTAAATGTGCGCTGTCTGTCTAGAATTCTAGCACCAATTACAAATCCATCATCATTGATAAGTGCTTCAGCGACTCCAAGTTCTCCGTTGATGTAAATATCTGGTCTTGATGTATATCCGATGCCAGGACTTAGAATAGTAAACGAATCTATGATACAACGTACACCAACATCATCTGCCAAGTTTAGTTTATACCCATAACCAGGAGCTTTGATACGAATCTCAGTGATAAATCCTTCCTGATCGAGCAGAGGCGTTGCTACAGCACCAATTCCTTCCCCACCAACAAATACATATGGAGGTTCTGACCAAGGATCTCCTGGGTCTTCAATGGGAATTTCAATAATACCACCACCTGGATCTGTAATGATCTTTCCTGGGTCAACTACAGGTACTCTAAAGTCTTCAAATGTATTCTCTGGAGTTTCACCTTCACCCTCATCAAATTCACTCACATCATCTCTACCCGTTTCAACTCCATCATCAGCTGCAATGATCAAGACATCAGTAGATGCACCAGTTCCATTCAAAGTAAATCTAAGAATTTCTTCTTCCTCAACTACACCATCTTCGGCAATACCAACAGTAACTTTTGCTTTATTGTCATTGATTACCAAACTTCCAGTCAAATTACCTCCAATAATGTCATCACTGGTAATACCCAAACCAGACAACGTATAGTAAAGTACAGTTCCATTTACTAAATTTGTGGTAGTAATAGTGTAGATAATAAATTCATCTTCAGGGCAAGATGATCTATTCGCAACAACAGAATACGTTGGAGTTGTATTTGTTGGTACTGTAACTCCCTCAGAATATTCTGGATCCGTTGGTGGATCAGGATCATCACCAAAAATATCATCAAACTCATCGGTCGGATCTTTTGGTTTGCCAGTGTATGGATCGCCAGGTTCTTTTACATCTCTCTCCGTGATCGTACACTTACCAATATTCTTGAGAAAATGTGTTTTGATGCCACTACCTTTTGACGGAGAGTTCTGCTTCAGTCTAATGAAGAAATCTTCATCAGATTCTTTCTCTTCCGAGAAAAGTGTAGTTACGCTAATAGTTTTTTCGGTTTCATTAGGAGCAAATCCTAAGATACCTTCTTTTGCAATGTAATCTTCTCCCTCTGTGGCAGTTCCTTTTTTCAATGTTTTGAACGTTACAGAAGAAGATGATCCAACAGTTCCAGATCTTGTTACAGTAAATACCGCTTCTTCGCCTTCTTCTACTCTTATATCAGTGATAGTGTATGAAATTTTAGGTCTCTTAGTTGTAGATGTACCAGTCTTAGGAACACCTCCAGTAAATCCAATACTAGTTACTGATAGAGGTTTGCCAGTGTATGCTTCGTCACAAACATATTGGGTATAATCTGCTCCAGTTGCAGGGAACAAGTTATCAATACTCTCCAATAGATTGTCTAAGAAATCCTTATCATCTTTATCCTTCTCTTTCTCTTCACCATCTGTACAAGTTGCTTTATACTTGGCACATTCGTTGTTTGGACCAGAACATGAGATACCAAGCAGATTCAAAACAAAGTTGATAGCACCACCAAGGATATTAAGTGGTGCAGCAATAGCACCAAGAATATCTTGAATTGGACCCAATACTTTACCTAAGATCTCCTCCATCAAGGATTCAATCTTCGATATAATACCATTCACCAGAGCATCAACTTGACATGCTGCAGCACGGTAAATTTGATTGACATAACTCATCAAAACATTTGTCAACCAATCTGCCAGGCGATCTCCAAGATCTGCCATCTGACATCCAAGATCTTTCAATAGATTGTTGAACCATTCTGTAACAGGTGTAAGAACGTTACCTTCTTCGGATGGGTAAATTAGTGCTCTTACAAGATCCTTTACAGCATTAGTAAGTTTTTCAATTACAAATCCTTTGACCTTCGCAACAAAATGGCGAACGATCTTCATAATTTTGTTTACATACTTTCTAGCGGTGCTAATTCCACTACTAAGACCACCAGTAGCTTCACCTACAAGATAAGTTCCAATATTTCCACCATTTCTCTGTACTTCTGCCAAAAATTCGCCAAGGAGAATAGTTGTCTTACTCTTTAGATCCTCATTATCGCATTTGTCGGCAACAGACTGACACCACTTTTCATCTTTGATGCCTTTATACTTTCTAGCAGCAGGTGGAACTCTTTGCTCTCCATCACCATCTACGGTGCCATCATCTAAAGCACCAGTTGTTCTATTGGTTTCTTCTGATTCCCCTCCCTCTGGATTTTCTGGTGCTGGTTTCCCGTCCGTTGCTGGATTGACAGTAGATGGAATAATAGTTTGAAACGCAAGATCCGTTGGTCTTTCGTTTTTTACAATAGTTGTAGCACCAGGAGTATGACCAATTGATCCCATGATCAACGGTTTTTGCCTATCATTATCTAGATAAAATCCAATAACCCAACATCCTACTACTAGTTGTGGATGTGCTCCGCCAACGTTGCCAGGCATAAAAGGTACGTTGACAGGCATCATCACGTTTGCCCATGGCAAATCAGGCGTATCTAGAAGAGACTTATCCTGAGGATGGTCTCCTACGATACGAACTTTGAAACGATATCCGCCTTTGTTATTTTTTTCATCAGCGGCAGTTCCTTCAACTTGCCCTACCCACCAATTGAATCCGTCTTGACCGATTCGATTACTGGGAACCAAACGTGATAATGCCTCATCCATACTCAATTATCGTGCAATTTACACTCTGGTGCTCCTGGTTCTTGATCACAGTAGAGTTCTAGTGCTGTCGGATCGTGATGATCCCCTGCTTCGATCTCTTCTTTATGATGCTCAACATATTCTTCTAGGTCATGCAGTTCGCCTTCAATGTGACGACGCTGCTGTGGAGAAGTCAAAGGATTCTGAAGAATCTCTTTATCCTTCTCGATATGTTGTTCGATGCTATCCATGTGTTAGTACCTCCTTGGATTATTTATTGCCACGATTAGAAGGTTTGTCCTTCATACCGTATGAGTCTCTGAATAGTCTCAGAGTTGTTGTTAGACTGCCATTCGTATTATCCAAGAAATTATATTCTTGTGTAACTTCTTTGACCAGATAAAGTCCGCTACTTTCTTCGTCAAACGGTTTCTTTTTCTTTTCTGAATCAGCAAGTTTGCTTTGCAATCTAATATCAATCTTATCTCCAGCAGAAATTAGTGGATTGCCTGGAATAATAATAGTACACTCTTGATTGCTTAGTAACTCTGCTCTTGCCGTAGATTGTGCAGCATAATACTTCTGCCAATCAGCAAATTTAGTTGGTGACTTTGATCCATCCTTGGGTTCTGGTGAAGCAGGAGTAGGATCATTGAACCATGATTCATGATCTAGAACGACAGACATGATTCTAGACGGATAATCAGAAAGTTCAACCTGATTTGTTGGAATCAACGAAATTCCTTCCTGACCACCTAAGTGTGCCATGTTGTCATAACTATCTTTGATTTTATAAACATATTCTTCATACTCACCTGTCGAATGATTGAAGAATACCATCATTGTTGAATACTTACCCTTTCTCAACGCAGACATAAGATCAACTTCTGAATCAAATATTGCGTTTGAAATAATAAATCTCTGATCAATACCATCTCTGTTTGCTACAGTTTCAACGTATGGACCCCAAGCTTTCACATCTATGTCCTTACCAGCAAACTTTCCGCCAGGTTCGTCACATAATGCATCAATAGAAAAGAAATTGTATCCTCTTCTTGACTCCCAGAAAAAGAATCCTGCAGTTCCTTTGATTTGCTGAGCAGAAGACCCTGTGTTTGATGAATTTGTGCTGCTGTAATTCGTTTTTGGCGATACTGACTTACTTTGCAATTTAGCAATGATATCAAATGGTCGAGATCTATTAGATGTAAGTTTGACTTCAAATCTGGACTTTTCAGAATAGAATGTTTTTGGCGTTTGCACAGTAGTCAACATTTTCTGGATGATTGCCTCAGGATTTCCAGTCTGTTGTTCATTCACTCTAACAGTTTCATTTACAAGTGCCTCAGCAGAAACTAAACCCAAATTATAGACTTGCATCTTGTTTTTGACAACTCTATTGCCAATCTTCCAGACTCTAAAGTCATACCGAATTGATTCATTAGACATTGATGTTGTAAACTCTAGTGATACTCCCTCTCCACCTTGAATAGGGAACTGATTGATCAGATCAGAACTATCACTTACAATAAGATTTGCAGCAAGAAATGGAGATAAAATACTTTCATAGAAAGTAAATCCCGCTATCACACCAGTGTTTAGTTGTACTGACTTTGATCCATCAGGTGTTGACAGGATACACCTCTTCAGTTCTATGTCAGATGCATTTTGATATGTCATTTCGTTGCAAGACTATAGTTCTGGTAGAATGCACTCAATCCAGTAGCATCGAATGGACTACCCACCGAATTGGAATCGCCAGGAGAAGTTTGTTGATTAGCACCGTAATTGTTAGTGATGTTATTGACAATTGGTGGTAATGACATTGCTCCTGTAGCAAACATAGATTGCGAATTCAGTGCATTGGGACCAAGCAAAGGACTTGCTTGTGGACCCAAAGAAGAAGTATCTGACTTAGTTTGTTGCATCCACCATTGCAAATCTTTAGGTGTTGGCTTGAGTCCACTAACTTTTGGTTTATCCGCACCTGCTTCTTTTAGGTTTCCTTGATAGATTTTCAAAGAATCCGCAGTTGTTCTTCCAGTTTGACCATGATATGTTCCAAGTCCTGCCCACTCCATCTGCAAGATATCAAAATCTGCTTTGGTAAGAGTCTTATTTACATCAATGCCACGCTTTCTTGCCGCCAAGTCTAAAAGTAATTCATTCTGTAATTTTTCATCAAATTTGATCTTAGTTGGATCAAATGCTTCACCTCTAGCAGCATACATTGCTCTCGCTTGATTCAATGGATCCATAAATTGTCCAACACCAACAGCGGCAGAAGAAAGTCCGTTATAAGTAGTCTCTCCTGCATTCATTCTTCGAGTTTGTTCATCATAGACTTGCTGTAGTGTCATATCAGTCATCTTCATTTCATTGCGACCACCAAACCAAGTATCATAACCTTTTTCATGAGCAGTTCCTTCCACTTCTCTAATAGTAGCGATAAGTGCTTTTGCTTGTGGACTATCAGCATCAATCTTAGAAGCATCAATATTACCAGCAGTTTTACCTCCTCCACCAAGTAGATTTGGGAGACGCCAATTCATAGGATTTAGTTTTTGTACAATACCTTGAACCAGTCCCGTAAAAATTTCTTTGAGGTCTTCAAATATCTCTTTGAATGAATTTGCAAAAGACTCCCATCCACCCATTTGATCATAATATTTTTCATTGCCTTTAGCGGCAATCTCAATATAGGGTTTAGGATTTTTCTTCCTATACTCAGCTTCTGCTTCTGCCTTCATTGTATAGAGATTTTTGTCAACTGGTTCGATAAGTTCGTCTCTTTGACCCTCACCAACCATACCAAGAACGCCACCACGTCCACCTTTGACAAGACCACCTTTTGCAAATTCAACTGCTCCAAGATCTCTCGCTAGTAACATACCATCCATAGCAAGTCCAATTGGAGCACCAACACCAATAGCACCCAATATACCAGAACCAAATTCTAAACCAGCACCTAAAAAGTCACCTTCTGCTAAACGTTGCAGACCAAAGATCATACCAGCAATACCAGCAACAACTGGAATCTTTTTCAGAATTGATTTACCACCTGCTTTGATAATTGCTCTCTGTAAAGCACTACCTCGTGCAAGACCTTTGACGGATTTTTTGGAAAATAATTGTTTCAGGAACCCAGGATTATCAATTCCTGCATCAACAGCAGCACCAGCAGCTTTCATGGAATTGGAATTGGTAACAAGATCCCCTGGTGCTTCCAAGAATTTTTGGAGAGTTTTTGCATCATCTACGTTTGCATTTTTTGCTCCACTAACAATTCTCTCCATACTGCTAGCATTTCTTGCCAACTCCTGTGAATTCCGTGCTTGTTTTACAAAATCAACAGCTGCGGGTCCTTGTAAACCCATTCTGGTTGCCATGTTGAACAAACCAGTTGGATTGATATTTTGAATTGTTTTTCCAGTATTGACCATTGCCTGAATACTGGTTCCTGCCGATTGTGTTGCTTTTACAGCACCAGCAGCACCCTTAGCAATAGTTCTTCCTGTAGATCCTCTTACAACAGATCCAGCACCTTTTACTACCTGCCTTCCTCTTGAAAGAGAATCAATCAAATCTGGACCTTTAGATCCACCACTACCACCAGCAGATGGCAATGCTGGGATATCAACAAAACTACCGCCTTTTCCACCAGGCAACTGACGCATACGCCCTTCAATAGAACGCTCTTCTGCTCTTGCATTAGAACGAGACTGTTGTCTCTGCATATATGTCATAAATGCACGCATAAATGCGCCATTCATCATTGCCTGTCTTGCCAAATCTTGCTGAGCCGTGGCAAGATTATTCATGCTATTACTAATTTGCACTAATGCAGAAGATACTCCATCTACACTTACTTGTACCTGACGCATACCAGTAGCAATAGCACTGGACATTGGTACAATTGCATTGGAGGTAAGTTCATTGATTTGATTAGTTACCTTGTAATCAAACCCGCCGCGAAATCGTTGCTTATAATTCTTTGTTGGATCTCTTCCTGCTGGCGGATCAGATTCAAATCTGCCCCTGGTTCTGGCAATCCTATCACCACCAAATCTTGAACCAAGGGCTCTTTTGAAAAAATATCCTTTACCAATCCCCGCCTCTTCTAGAGACGTTCCTTGTTCTTCTGCTCTTTTTGCAGCAAAGGCACGTTCTTCCCTTGCCATATTGGAAGCCTGTTTGATACGGTTTCCAATTGACCTTGCTATACCACCGAGATAATCTCTATCCCCGCCTCGTGTATCAGAATAACCAACTGTTCCTGCTGCCATTACCTTTGTGCTGCTTCTTGTTGTTGTTTAACTTGTTCCAAGTATTGCATCAATAATGAAACGTATACCTGCCTTTCAAAAGGCATCATATTTTCAATTTCACTCAAGCTATATTTATGGTGTTGCATCAAGGCGAAGTTGGTTTTGTAGTAGCCCTCCAAACTATTGTGGAATAGGGCTATCCGAAAAAACTCTGTAGACCTCTCAAAGTGTATTCTGACTCAACTCCCGTATTTGGATTAGGTACTGTAAATGTGTGTTCTAGTCTAGGAGCAGTTTCAAAGAATTGTTGAACTTTTTCTAGTTGTGAATTTGTCAATGATTCTACAAACTGAATAAATTCTTTCTTTGAAGTAGTAGAACTATCATATACATCTTCACCTTGGAAAATTTGATCAATAGATTCTGCAATAATCTCCGTAACAGATTCTGCATTCATTTCTTTCTCGGTGATGTTACCTTCGACAAATCTGTCAAATGAAGGATATTTCATAATAACACCAGTAGTGTCATCTAGCATAATTTTATTAGTATGACCTTCTGGGAAAATTACGGCAACATCAGTAAGATTCAAATTGTATTTTACTTGAGTTTCTTCATCATCCTGACAAGTAATCATTAGTTGGACAATTTCGCCAACTGACACAGCACGAATATTCAGGAAAATGTACTCTAAGTCAAAAGTTGCTAAATTCTCAATTTTGATTCTAGACTGAATGCAACATTTGAGCAAATTTAGAGTTGCATCTCTAATAGTCTTTTCATCTTCGGTCTCCATCGCCATTAGAAGGACTTTTTCTTCTTTTACCAAAAATGGGCGATATTTGATCTTTTTTCTGGTTGATGGAACTTCCAATTCATAGGTAGGAAGATCCATTGTTGGCAATGCCATAATGTGTACCTCAGGTCATATGTATATTTAGTGCGACTTTTTTGACCAAAAATTAGCGGAAAAAATTTTCCCACTTTTATGGAATCAAAAAACTCATTTCGTCAGTGTTTTATACAATTCGCTGTTAGTAATATCGTTGTTGAATACAGTGTGTCTTGTGTAATGGAACTGAGCAGTTACTTTAGTGATCTGTGATGATCCAAACTGAAGAGGCACAGCATCAATAGCAAATGGCCATGCTCTTTCCATTCTATAGGTAATTGGTGCTCTTTCTGCACTAGCATTTCCACCATGTTCTGTTTTTGTAATCAGAATAGTTCTACAGTAATCTTCTGGGTAATTTAGTTGAATAGATCTGTTTGCAGATGGAATAGATTGTGCTTCAATATCTGATAAAGATAATCCTGTGCCAACTCCAGGAATATCATTATAGATCCAACCATACCATTGTTGCAAGAACTTCAGTGGTGTCATGTTTGCGTCACATTGAAATCCTAACTGAAATTCACTGAATACTCGTGTATGTGCATAATTTACAGATCCTTCACCAACATAGCGACCTTTGAGTTCTCCAGTAGCAGTAGAACTGTTGGGTAGTTGTGCTTCGTCACATAACATTTCAAATATGTTATTAGTGCCAATAACCTTTCCAGGAACTGGGACTGGAGGGTTTACAAATCGCACAACAAAGTTGTTGCTGTATGACATCCCCCCATTAGCACCAATATTTGCTAAAAAGTTGTTGATTGACACACTAAATACCTATGTTGGTCCTTCTATATTTATGGCGTACTCTGGTATTTACAAACCTGTAAATCCTGGTAAGTATCGTGGCAACCCAACTAATATCATCTATAGATCACTATGGGAACGAAAGTTCATGGTGTTCTGTGACAACAACCCCTCGATAGTAGAGTGGGGGAGCGAGGAGATCATTATTCCATACCGTGCTCCCGATGGTAAAGTGAGGCGATACTTTCCAGACTTTTACATCAAAGTAAAAGAAAAAACTGGTAAACTAACCAAATATATTATCGAGATTAAACCCAAGAAACAAACAAAACCCCCGAATGAGAAAAACAAAAAAACTGCTGCCTATCGTAATGCTGCTCTGACTTACGCAAAGAACCGAACTAAGTGGTCTGCTGCGCGAGAGTATTGTGAAGACAGGCAGATGAACTTCTTAATACTTACCGAAGATCACTTAGGAGT